CAAGTAGACCAAGCGCTGAGATTTTGAGTGCGATGTCTAAAATTATTCACAGTTGGTTTAAGACAGGTACAGCAACGCCTTCAGGTGGGGGCTCACCAATTCCGTGGTCATAAAATATGTGATCTGGTTATTTATAATTGAGTGTTTGTAAATGGCAACTATAAGTTTTAAATCTGTTGGCAAAAAGGCGACTGAGAACAAGACGCCTACTGCACCTGCATCTTTGCCCATCGGAATAACTACACCCATGCAGCTAGGCGAGGGCTCGGACGGCATTTTTAGAATGCATCGGGACATTGGAAATCAATTGACAGACAATCTTAGAAATCTTATTCTAACAAATCACGGAGAAAGATTAGGCCAGCACGATTTTGGCGCCAATCTTAAACAGCTTGTTTTTGATTATTCTTCTAATCCTGACTGGGAATCTGATGCCATGTCTAATATAAAAACTGCCGTTGCTAAATTTATGCCCTTCGTGGAATTAGAATCTTTCGAGACAAGCATAGATACTAATAACGATCCACAGTTAGCGACAGTGTCAATTACTGTTTCATTTAATGTCCCTGCGGCCGGTGTCTCCAATAAGGCAGTCAGAGTCTTCTTCGAGGCTGGAGGTTAATTCATGGCTCAAAATACAAAAAAAGATTTAATACAGATTAAAAACAGAAGTTTTTTAAACAAGGATTTTGAATCTTTTAGAGCAGAACTACTTGAGTTTGCGAGAACTTACTTCCCAGATAGAATACAAGACTTTTCTGACCCATCTCTTGGTGGTCTTTTTCTTGATCTTGCATCTTATGTCGGGGATGTATCTTCCTTTTACTTAGATCATCAATTTAGAGAACTAGATCCCCAAACAGCAGTCGAAACAGCAAACATTGAAAGGCTTGCTCGCGCAGCAGGAGTAAAAATATCTGGAGCTTCTCCTGCAGTTGCCGTAGTTTCATTTACTATGGAGGTTCCAGCTGAGCAAAAGGGAAGCAAATTCCAGCCTCAGGAGTCAGCGCTACCAATTCTTATTAAAGATTCGACAGTTTTAGCAAATAACGATATCGTGTTTAACGTTGTTGACAATGTTGATTTTTCAGAGAAAGATGAGGTCGGTACATTACTAGCAGACATACAAATAAGGTCGGTAGATGCTTCTGGAAATCCTGTCTCTTACTTAGTTACCCGTGATGTGACATGCGTTTCAGGAGATAGAGTAGTTGAGACTTTTGAGATTCCAGATACTTTTGAAGCTTTTAGAACTATAACTTTATCGAATTCAAACGTAAGCCAAATACTTGACGTAAGAGATTCTACTGCAAACATTTACTATGAAGTTGAGTCTCTTGTTCAAGACACAGTATATGTGGGTGTTAACAATCTTAGTGATGATAACTTTGATGTTGACCAATCTCTAGAGGTTCGACCTGCTCCTTTTAGATTCGTTACGAATTCTTCTACTTTGACAGGGTTGACAACGATGAGATTCGGTTCGGGCCGAGGCGATACTTTAGATAGAGATATAGTTCCCGACCCTTCTGAGTTAGCTCTTCCGCTATTTGGAAAGAACAATTTCAGCAGATTCTCTATTGACCCGGAAAACTTGTTAAAGACAAGAACTTTAGGTATTTCTCCAAAAGGCACAACTTTGTCTGTACAATACAGGTTCGGAGGAGGGCTTAGTCATAATGTAGGTGCTAGATCTATTTCCTCATTAGGGTCTATTGCAATGAGATTTCCAAAAACTCCCGCAGCGTTAGTCGAAAGGTCAGTCAGAACTTCTGTGGTTGTCACGAATAAAGATACTGCAGTCGGGGGAGAAGATGCGCCTGACATTGAGCAAATTAGAGGTTTGATTAATGCATCTAGAAATCTACAGTCAAGAATTGTAACAAAAAAGGATTTACTGGCAAGAGTCTACACAATGCCTTCAAATTTTGGAAGAGTTTTCAGAGCGTCAGTTCGAGAAAACCCAGTAAATCCTCTTTCGTCTCTGATGTTTATTATTAACAGAGACGCATCAGGGTTTCTACAAACTTCTCCTGACACCTTGAAGAAAAACTTATCAAAGTACTTAAATGACTTTAGGCTTATTGCCGATGCGATTGACATTCTTGACGCACAAATTATTAACATCGGAATAGATTTTGAAATTGCTGTGGATCCTAACTTTAACAAAGAAGCTGTTCTCAAGCAGTGCATTGAAAAACTCACAGCATATTTTAATATCGAAAACTTTCAAATCGATGAGTCTATTTTAATATCAGATATTACAAACTTAGTCTACAACGTAACAGGCGTAACTTCAGTCACAAACATTAAGATGCGCAACATAACTGGAAATGTTGGTCAAAGAACTTATTCAAATAATTCTTACAATGTTGTCGCAAACATTAGAAAAGGTATATTGTTTCCACCTCCTGGAGGAATATTTGAGGTAAAATTCCCTAATTTAGATATTAGAGGAACAGTAAGCTAGGAATGAAAAATGTATAGAATTCTGACAGCGTCTAAAGATTGCTACATTACAAATAAAATTATTAATAATTCCTTTAGAGTTACTGACGCTAATACAGGTCAAGCAGGTACACTCGATCTGTTTAAGCTTTACGACGAAAGCAGGATCTCAGGTGAGACGACCCCTACAGAGCTTTCAAGAATTTTAGTAAAGTTTGATCTTAATCCTCTAAGGGCGCTAACTGGAAGCATTCTTGATATCACCAGCGATACTTTTAAGTGCCACTTAAAGCTTTTTGATGTTGCTGGAGGTCAAACTTTACCTTCTAATTTTAAAACTATAGTTTTTCCTCTTTCTAAATCTTTTGACGAAGGAGTCGGAAGAGATGTTACAAGATTCCAAGATATAGATGCAGCAAATTTCATAACTGCTTCAATTTCCGGTGATTCTGCAGTCGGCTGGACAGCCCAAGGAGCAAACCAGCAAGGCTTATTGAACTCAGATGACTTAGACATAATCGGATCAGGTAACTTAAATGACGGAGAGGGAGTTTCTTTCTTATACGGGGAACAAACTTTTTCTGACGGAACAGAAGATTTAAATATTGATGTTACGAGAGTGATATCTGGTACTTTAGCAGGACAAATACCTGACTACGGATTTAGAATATCTTTTTCTGGTTCTCAAGAAACAGATCAAAAAACTAGATTCGTTAAAAGATTTGCATCAAGAGATAGCTTAAATACAAGAATAAGACCTAGACTTGAAATCAAATTTAGAGATGATATCCAAGACCACCATGAGTCATTTTTCTTCAATACGTCAGGCTCTATTTTTCTAAATCATTTTTCTAGAGGTGCTGCTGCGAACCTAGTTTCAGGATCTAGTTTAATCGGTGTGTCAGGTTCTGACTGCATGAGCGTAATGATTAAAACAGGATCGTTTGAGAAAGAGCTTTCAGCATCCCAGCACTCTTATGGTGCTTCTCTGTTTGCATCAGGAGTATACTCAGCAAGTTTTGCTCTCAATTCTTTTGATACAACAGTTATTACAGGATCAACAACTGTAGCTGACTTCGTAAGAGATAGTGGGTCAATTAGCTTTGATGTTTTCTGGAGAACAAATGATAAAAGCTATACGTTTCACACAGGAAGCCTCAAGATAAACAGGCCAGACACTTCTGGTTTTAGCAATACACCAAAAAGATTAATAGTTAGCATCCAAAATGCTAGAAGTGCTTACAAGAAAGGTGAAAAGGTAAGAATTAGATTTGTTGCATTTGATGACGATGAAGTTGTACCTTCCTCCAAAGTTCCTTTTGTAAGAACTAGCTTGATTTTTACTCAATGCTACTACAGAATTAGAGATGAGTATTCAAATGACGTCATAATACCATTTGATACAACAGACAATGCAACTCTCCTTTCAACAGATTCAGGCGGAATGTATTTTGATTTATTTACCGACGACTTTTCAACAGGAAGAGTTTACTCAATTGATATCTTGATAAAGGATTTAGGATCAGATCAGGTTTACAAGAGAGTAGGTGGAACGTTTAGGATTGAATAATGACTAACAAGTCTAGGCTTCAAAATTTACGTCCAGGTGTGTTCTCCTCAGCACTTAGAAGGCAAAATGTCGATGGCTCCAAAAGCTTAATCAACAAAACAAATGAAGACCTCGAAAAATCCTCTATCGCAACTTCAAATTATTTTCTGTATGACAGCCCAGAAACAGGAATTAAAAACACACAGCAGCTTCCCTTAGATTTTTCAAAGTTTGAGAATCACACCTTCTTCAATTCAGCTCAAGCAAATGTCAATGTCGCTTTTGACAATATTGTTAATAAGTTTCCATTTGACGGAACTCGACTAGAGTATGAAAATTATCTTAACGGCTTAACAGGTTTTGAAAACTATGTTTTGTCTCAGTTTCCGAAGAATATGGGTTTTTTGCTTTTCTCAGGCTCTGCAGGTACGACTACCACCGAAGGAACGTACATCAAGGTTATGGATTTTAAAGGTAGTCAATTTACTGATTTCTCAAAAGACAAGTCAGGAAAATCTGTCTTAAACCCAGAGAAAAAGAGTTTCTCTCTTGAGTGTGTTTTAAATTTAACTCCGGAACAAAACGGCAACCAGGTAATATTTCAAAAAATGTCTGGGTCTAACCTAGGCTTTACGCTTGCAGTTTCACAGTCAGCCTCTACTTCTCAAGCTGATTTAATTTTTGGTCTTTCTTCTGGTAGCGTCAAGTTGTTCACTAGCGCATCGGTGACTAAAGATGCTTTCAATCATGTTGTTGCATCATATGACCGAAGCTCCGGAGAGAATAATTTAAAGCTGTATGTAAATCAAAGCTTAGTTGCTTCATCCTCAAATCAAGCTTCTTTTAAAGTAATTCCTTTTGATTCTTCGCCCTTCCTTATAGGTTCAGGTTCCACTCATCAATTAATTGGCATGAGCGGTGAAACAAACTTTGTCCCATCTGAGACTTACACTGGGTCTTTAGACGAAGTCAGATTCTTTCATAGCTTAAGATCGCTCGGGGATCAGAAAAAATTTGCAAATAGAAATGTTTTTCCATCATCTGACTTGAAGTTATATTTTAAATTTAATGAACCTTCAGGTACTTTTGGAAATAATGCGCTTGTATTAGATAGCAGCGGTAACTCATTGCATTCTTTGGTTTCAAATTATGTCTCTTACATGAGAGAGACAGGAAGTTTAGGCGTAGCACTCACGCAAGAAAACCCTGAATTGAATCCTGTTCTTTTTCCAAAGTATGGAGGGGTTCAAAACTTAAATATTGATTTGCTTGTCACAGCAAGTATTTATGATGATCAAAATCCAAACTTAATTACAAAACTTGTTCCTCCACACTACTTTGATGAAGGGTTTAGTTTATTTGGGTTTAAGAACTTTAATCAGCCGCTTAATCAGCATTACTCAGGAAGCAATCTTCCGGGCTCAGGTGACTTAGGTTCTTCTCAAATACTTTCTGCAATTCTCTATGTTTGGGCAAAACACTTTGATGAGATAAAAGCTGTAACTGATCACATGTCACAGGTCACTCACGTCGGATATGATGATGAGGAAAGCGCCGCAGATCAATTTCTTCCCTTTGTTTCAAGATATTTTGGCTTTGAAATGCCTCCTATTTTTACAAACGGAAACCCAGAACAGTTTTATCACAATCAAGATCTAAATGTTGATTTCTCTAATAATAAAATGTCGCTAATGAAAATTAGAAACAGTATTTTAAGAAGAATTCTATCAAATGTCGGAGAGACAATTAGATCCAAGGGTACTGTGCATAGTGTTAAAACTGTTCTAAGGTCTTTTGGCCTAGATCCTGACTTATATGTTAGAATAAAAGAGTTTGGCGGTCCAAAGGCGTTTTCTTTATCTGATTTAAGATATGATAGAGCAGTTGTTACTTCTGAGTTGAACTTTTCAGGAACGCTCTCGGCGGCAGGCTCTACAGATGCACAAGGTGTTTACGATAACAGACCTTTCTTACGAGGTGGATATCTTACTGGTTCTAGAATTGAAGTAGGGTCACCTGAGCCTGCTGGGACATTTGTACTAAAAGGTAGCACTCATGAGAGTCAAGGATATGGGCTTCACGGTATATCAAACGACGCAAATGATGGTCTTTTCACTTCAGGATCTTGGACTTACGAAGCCATTTACAAATTTCCAAGAAGATTTACACATAATTTAAGCTCTTCAATAGCATACCCGCTAAGTCAAAGTCTTGCAAGACTACATGTTACAGGTTCAGGCGTTATCGCTCCTTACGAAGGAGTTGTCGCAAACATGCTTCTCATGTCAGGATCAGGTGATAATAATGACGGTGTAGTCACTTTGTGGGTAAGAAACAACACGTCAGGTCCGTCTATCGCTACTTTGCCAAGCCTTAAGCTTACAATACCTTTTGTCTCAGTAAGCAATGGTGAAATATGGAACTTTTCTTTTGGTAGAGAAAGAGCTGAAGCGCCTGTAGTTTCTTCTTCGTACTTCTTAAGATGCGCTCGACAGACAAATGGTAGAATAGATCAAATTTTTACAACTTCCTCATTTTATATGGAAGATCCTGATGCAGACTTTTCAAACAACGTTTTCCAAAATAAGAGCACAAACTTCAACTCGTCAGGATCATTTGTTGTAATTGGATCTCAAAATATCGGCGGACACAAAGACTTCTTTTTAAACAATACAAACGAAGATGAGCAAGCAAGAGTTACAGATTTTGCAGGAAATGTTTCAAATATTAAATTTTGGTCAAAAGCACTAACTGTAGATGAGTGGAAAGAACATGTTAGAAACCCTGACTCCTTAGGGGTTCAAAATCCCGACACAAACTTCAGTTTTGTAACCCAAAAAACAGGGTCATTTGAAAGATTAAGGATGAATTTTTCACTCGACCAGCCAGTGACTGCTTCAAACACCTCAGGCCAGCTTGAAATAATAGATTTTTCTCAAAATCAAATTACAGGACAGCTCTCATCTTTTGCACCTAATGCAGATGTCTTTCACAATGAAAAAAGATTTACTAGTACGGTCTCACCTAATTTTGATGAAAATTTAAACAGCGTAAAAGTAAGACCTAGAAGCTTCGAAAACCAAGAAAATAGAGATGAGTTTAGTGCGGCAGCAGCACCAATGTTTGAAATCCCTCGGGATGAAGAACCTCAAGACGACCCTAGGTTTTCTCTAGAGTTTTCAATTGCTGATGCACTTAACGAAGACATTTCAAAGCTTTTTGCAAATCTAGATGTTATTGATGATGCGATTGGAAGCCCTAACCTAGAGTTTGAAGAAGATTATCCTGACCTTGAAACATTAAGAGATATCTACTTCAATAGGCTTACTGAAAAAATTAACTTTAAGCAATTTTTTGAATTCTACAAGTGGTTTGACACATCAATTGGTGTGCTAATCGACCAGCTTATGCCAAAAAAGGCAAATTTCTTAGGCGTTAACTTCGTCATCGAGCCTCATGCTTTAGAGAGGGCCAAGCTTAGGCGGCACACAGGAAACTACTATACAACTGATCATTACACACCTGGAGACGTTTCATTCAGTGCAAATCGAGGAGCAGGATCAAATCAAAATAGAGATGATTTTCCAGATGGAAATTCTCCTGACAACCCTAACCAACCAAACCCAAATTCATTCGACACACAGATTTGTGACGCTTATGATGGTGGGTATGGTGGCACTGGTGCGACCTGGTCGAGGTAATTTTTCATGTCATTTAATCCAAAAGTAACCTATAAATACGAAGTAGCTTTTCAAGATAATCAAAGTGTGTCAAAAATTGACAATCAGGCAAAGAAAGCAACTCCGCCAAGCCTGGACAAGAAAAGAGAGAAACCTGACAGCAAGTACGATCCACATTCTCCTGACTATGATAGAGATATTGCAAAAACTAAGACAAAAGCTAACTGCGTTGGAAAGTTTACACAAGGAGTTAGTGCGAAAAACAAAACACCATCAGGAAATCGTGTGCTTCCACTTGTAGGAACAGGTTTAAATGACAATGCTGTTGAAACTTTAAATTTTGGCCAAGCTAAGGAATTTAAATCAAACGAGTCTTTTGAAGACATTGCTTCAATAACTAAGTCTGAAATAAAATCTGATAAAACTGTTGATTCTGCTGTTATTGACTTTGTAGAAGCAGGAAACAAGCAAACTTACGCTCTAAACTTGGTAAACAAAGCGCACGATGATCCTGAGCAGTTTGATGGAGTAATTGAAGTGTTTACGATTAGAGATGTGTTATCTCACACATCCACTGAGACACCTTTAATCGCAAAATCAGTTAAGGGCGCTCTATCTAACGGAAACATTGACTCTTTTGGAAAGACGTCTATGATCGAAAGTTTAGTCCCACTTTCAGGTTCATCTGGGACCTCTCTTTTTCTCGATGGCTCAGAAAGAATGGGCTCAATACTCATGCCGACAGCTGTTTGGGAAAAAGACAAAAATGTTTTACCTTTTGATTCTTCGCAAAATGAAAGAAACAATTCAAACAAGCAGTCGCTTTTGTTAAGTGCATCTTCTGATATGATAACTGCAATAAATGCGCTAACACCTCAGACTGAACAGTATCCTCCAGCAGGTTTTAAGTCTTCTCGAACAGGCTTTATATTTACTAATGGTGCGTTTGGTGTCGATTCAATCGCATTTGGAAGCTTAAAAAACGATGCCTAAGAAGAGACAGAATAGAATAGGAACAGTAATAAGCTCATCGGGAATTACTTCCCTATCGCCCAGAGTTTATCTTCGTAATATTGATAATGCATCAGGATCATATCCAACAATATCACGAATGGGAGATACAAGATCAGGAGTATACTCTGCTTCCTTTGATGATACTAGCGTTATTTTTGCAGGTGCAGCTGAAAACATGATATACGGCAGGCAAATACTGTCCTCTAGCCAATATTTGAGTGATTTTACTGCGACTCCAAGTACAAACCCGTCTTTAACTGGGCCAAGCACAGGGTCTTTTGGAGTTTCTGATCAAAGAATTGAAGTTCGAAAAACAGGCCAAGATATTGTACCTTTTGTTGAGCATAGAATTTTTGCTTGCGATCCTTCGACTATTATTGATCCGTTTTATTTAACGGGAAGCAATATCGCAGATATGGGTCTTGGTTTTAAATCGCCTCTAAAAGATAAGACAAAGATAGAAATAGACATAAATCCAAGTGAGCAGACTAAGCTGTTTTTCACAACAGGATCAAATACCGGTGTTATTAATTCTGGCTTAGCTTACTACAATTTTGACTTAGATAGATTTGAAGTTCACGGAGACTTAACCACAGGAAGTAATATTGACTTCTTCAATCCAGATCCTTTGATGAGATCCGGGTCAATGCTAGCGTTTGCTCCTTCTTTTCCAATTACAGATGCAGTAATTCAAAGAAATTCAGGATTTCCAACTACTCTATCAGGTTTTCCGTTTGATAAAAAGTTCAATGCGACCGGTTCGCAGCTATTTAAAGCATCTGATATTATAAGTGCACCCTTCTTAGTAGAAAAAATGGTGTATGAGTTTAGCGGGTCAATGCCTTTCCTCTTTACAGGCACAACTCGCGCTAATATTATGCAGTTCTTTATTTTAAATCAAAGAGGATATAGCATATCTGAAAGAAATATTAGAACATCCTGGAGAAACACCCGGAATTTCATTTCTGAATACGGCGGCTCAACTGTCACAGGAAGCTTTTTTGTTAATAACATTAAGGATATTGTGAATGTTGCTCAAGTTTCTCTCTATGATTCAACAGCAGAAGCTGCAGGAATAGACCAACTAGGTATAGCTAGAGACTTAAACGTAGAATTTGACAGTCTTGCGACTGCCCCAACTAGTACTTTTGTCCTATCTTCTTCGATAAAAACGCCATCAATAAACACAGGCCTCGGCTTCCTCGCGGCAAGAACAATTTCAAATTCAGACGGCGTCTGCCTCCTCAAAAATGAATTTGGAGGAAGAACTTCTTTAGCTAATCATCCTCAAGGTATTTTGTCTTCTCCTAGATCTTATATCAATAACGTTTCAGGTAGAAATTTAAGCGGGACTTTTGAGTCGACTTCTTTTGACTACGTAACAGCTGAGCTATCTGAGCAGAATGATTTACCGTCACCTTACCTTCTTCTCCCGTCAGATAATTTAATATTTGGATGGGCAAATCAACAACAGCCGACTTACAACAGCGGTGTGACCAGTGAAAGAAGAATCGCTGGTGAGTCTTCATTAGAGGACGGAAGATTTACCATTTTGCCAGGAAAAGGCAAGTTAGTCTTATACGGCTCTATGATCAGAGAGAACAAAGAGTTCCATCACGGATTAAATCAGCTATTGTCGTCTGACGCAGTACACGAAGACGTCAGAGATAACACAACGCTATCAAACACATCTGACTGTCTTGACCAGTTTTCTGTAGATTATACAGCTGCTTATACAGGTTCTTATATTGACAACGTTTTCGATGAGGACCTAGGACTGGGAGTCTCAAGAATAGGTTCGGATTTTAGCAGTGCTGTTAACGGAACAGCCGGAACCACTGGATCTCTTCTAAGAGGAGTCCAGCTTTTAGATCAAAGTGAGAGGTTCTACGATTCGTTGACTCCTGATATCTTGAGGGTATTTGCAACTGATAGCGCTGCTATTCCTTTTGATGAAGCTAGTCACACAGCAGTTTTGGCATTTGGGACTGGGTCTTTTACCCCGGGTTCTTCTACAGAAAATCAAGCCAATCACAGATGGCTTAAAGCATTTCCTTTTGAAAGCAGATATGAAGGCATTCCAAGAACACTCAGTGCAGTAAAATCTTCACCGACAATCAGTGAAAAAGTCGCAGGCACATCAGTTGTTTTCACAGACTACGTATCTGAGTCAGGTATTGGCATGTGGACAAACACATTGTTTTTGCCTTCCTCCGATGCTCCTGCTGACTTAAGAGACAGAAATAGAATTATTTTCGGATTTGGAGACGGTATAAAAACAGGCATCCCAGGAACTGTTGACGCTGCTCTAATCTCCCCATCATCTTTCGGAGCAAGTATATTCATTTTTGCAGGGCCCATATATAGAGGCTTTAAGTACGGTCTCCTTAACGCAGTCCCACAGTTTTCAAAAGCAGTTTTTAGGCATGATAGGTATGGCCAGTTTAGAGATATGCTGGAGCAAAGACTTTTTGCAAAATTTGAATCATCTGGTGATGAGTCAAGAGAGGTTGTCTCAACTGTGTTTTCTCGTGTGTTTAATGTTGGCGACGGAAATCTTGTTAGGCGACAATTTACCCCGGAAGATTCGACTGGCCATCTAAATATAGACAGTAATTCAAAAGTAGCAAAACCTTTCTTTGACGTTGATCCTGTTAACGCAGCTAAAAACACTAACATTGAATCCTTGCAAGTTGCCAACATTAATTCTTTGGCTGGTGGTACCGATATTGATCCTAAAAACCTTGGTTTAAATGACTTCTCTTCGTTTGTAAAAGGTTAGGTAGTAACTCAATAAGTATTTACGTATGATCTTTGGAGAGCTCCTTGTCTAATTTTACCAACCTGTTTGTTAATCAAAAAACAGGAAAAGTTGAAACGATAGGCGCAACTAAAATTACTGCACTCGATATGAGGGCAGGTTCGGCTCGTGTAGGTTCTGCGGAAATGCCAGGGGCTGATACGAACTTCTTTGTTTCAGGTTCGGCAGCATCGAAGCTTTCTGGTGGCTTCGGTGTTTCTGTTTTAGGTGGTGATGTTGTAATCTCTGGTTCACTTTATGGTGGGCATTTACTTGAAGTTATGACTCCCATAAGAGCACATGAAGGAATCTCAGGATCTCTCCAGCGCCTCCAAGATGGCACATCTTATCTTGTCGCAGGTGAAAACGTCACAATAACGACAGGGTCAACAGGTCAAGTTACAGTCGCAGCTTTTCCAGGGTGGACAGATGATGGAACGGTAGTTAGACTAGTAACCGCTACTGACAAAGTTGGCATTGGTGCCAACAATCCTGAAGACTTTGGCAGCGATGTTTACTTGTATGTTTCTGGATCCTCGAGAGATGACGCAACAGGTGTGACAGTATTTGGAGGAGACGTCGTCATATCAGGTACTTTGCACGGTGGCTCTCCTTTGAAAATTGCAGCTGAGGGTATAAAACTAGGGATGAAAACTGAGATTAAAGAATCTGCTACCGGAAAAATGTCATTTGGCGGTCTCTTTGTTGATGACGGCGCAATTGTGTTTGGAGAAGACGAAGAAAACGGCCAAAGGTTTGGTCTTGACCCAGTTGTTGGAAAAATTAAAATGGGCAACATGCACTTTGATGATGAAGGCATTTTGTTCGGCGATGAAAGATTCGGAATAGATTCTGGGAACAATAAGCTAAAGATCGGAGGAATGCACTTTGACGATGAAGGAATTTTGTTCGGTGAAGAGAGGTTCGGATTAGACGCTACTAACAACAAGCTGAAAATAGGAGCAATGCACTTTGATGACGAGGGCATCCTTTTCGGTGAAGAGAGGTTCGGCATCGATCCATCACTTAATAAGTTGAAAATCGGCGGAATGCATTTTGATGACGAAGGTATTTTGTTTGGCGAGGAGAGATTCGGTGTAGATCCATCGCTTAATAAGTTAAAAATTGGTGGCATGCACTTTGATGACGAAGGTATTTTGTTTGGAAATGAACGCCTGGGAGTTGATACAAATAATAATAAATTTAAAATCGGTGGAATGCACTTTGACGATGAAGGTATTTTGTTTGGAAATGAACGCTTAGGAATTGATGCAAATAATAATAAATTTAAAATCGGTGGCATGCACTTTGATGACCAAGGTATTTTGTTTGGAGATGAGCGGCTTGGCTTAGATGATCAAAACAACAATCTTAAGATTGGACAAGTTGAGTTTGACAACGAAGGATTAGTAATCGGTAATCAAAAAATCAAAGAAGAAAACGGTTCTTTAAAGTTCGATGCAGATGATCTTTTGATTGGAGATCAAAGGCTTGGCTTTGAAGAGGGCGCCTTGATGATGGGGCAGGAAGAAAATCAAGCTGTAAAAATAGGTGACGTCAGAGTGCTTGATAATGAGTTAAGCACCTGGTCAGAAAAACCCCTTGTTCTTGGCGCTGGCTTTGACGAATACGTCGTCATTGAAAACGAATTAATAGTCACAGGAACTTCAATAGTTGTCGGTAGCTTTTATGTATCTGACTGCCTGGTAAGTGAAACAAATGATATCACGGGATCTCTTACAAATCTTTATGACGGCTCTTCTTTCTTAGTTGCAGGCGATGGAATTAATATTATCTCACAGTCAAACGGATCTGTAATGATTTCACAAGAGGGTGGATCTGGTATTGGGAGCGCTGAGGATGGAAATTATGCAGACGGCCTATTTTCTGATTTTACGACTAATACTCCTGTTGGAACTGCAGTTGACAGATTCAATGAAGTTCTCAAGTCTTTGGCTCCTTCACCTGCGCCAGTAGTTTCTCAAATTGCAGCAGATCAAAGCGGAGTATCTGCAAATCTTTCATTCGGCAAAAACGCTCCAAAGCCACTTTACACATCTGCTACCGGAGTAGGAAATTTGGTTGCTGTGGGAGCTAATGAAAGCTTTAGTGCAGCCACAGTCGGAGGTGATCGTCGTATCGGGGTTATCAATGAAAACATCAACATCTCAGGAAAGATTAATGATCACGTTGCCGCCGATTCAGTAAATTACTCAGCGGACGCCTTCGGCTCAGCAAATGTAGGCAGTTTAGTCCTGGAAATAAATGGTGCTGAGGTTGCATCAATAGATCTTACTAGCCTCACTTCAGAGCAATCAATCACTCCCGGAGGATCACAAATTAGCGTTTCTGCTCCTGTTGAAGCGCATTTTGATGACGGGACTCCACTTGATGTTTTTATGCATAGGACTGGAAATTATGAGATTGATGCTAGCGAAATGCTGCTGGGGTATAACACAGCAAGAATTATACATCGAACAAGCACAGATACAGTGACAAACTATTTAGATTGGATTGTTGACGACAGTTCTGAGCCTATCACTGCGCTAAGTTCAAACTTTACAAGCCTTACAATGTCAGGTCTTCGCCAGATCTCAGGAGTGTCTTATTTTACAGGAGGAACAGCAGATTACTCTGCAGTTGTAACTGGGGCGTATAGAACAGTTTATTCAAATTCTTCCTCTGCAATAACTTTTAACGGAACAAATTGCTCAATATCGTATGGGACTCCCGGCACCGGTGCTCTTCCAAGCATCATCCTCGGCATGGAAGATGATAGTAAGATACTACCAGTGACGGGTTTAGCACAGATCACAGCTAATAAAATTTTAGGCGGTGGAATAACTGCTTCAATCAATGTTGCACACCCTTTAAGCGCAAATTCTCTCACAGCCGGAGGAGAGACTTCCGAGGGCAGTATGCTTGTCTATAACTTGTCTGACACTTCCACTGATACGTACGAGCCTTTCTTAGGCGAGGCATATCGAGTTCCTGAAGACGACTATGTCACACAGCATTTGCTAGGCACTCCGTGGGATTCTTCTGAGTCGCTTTTAATTAACAGCGGCCTTCTTGTTTATGACGAAAAGCTAGTGGCGCCGACTCAAAGCCTTAATGGCGGAAAGTTTACTAGTTTTGAAAATGGGCCGCCAGGTAACGTAAATTACTCTTCAATAACTTCCGGCCCAAGAACTTATTACAGAAAGTTTAAAAACAACTCAGGCGGCTCAAAGACTAATTTTAGTTTAACTTTTGCAGGCTCTGGGACAATAGTTCCCAAAGGCACAAGTCTTGTGGGTAACAAAAATTTTAATGTCTTTGTAAAATTACCTGAGACGCTAGCGCTTCAGGGCACTGGGTGGATGGACTTGTCTCTTCCTTTCTCAACCGGGCAAGTCGGCGACGATGACGGCTGCTTAGTTGGAACGCTTGGGTCTATGGGACAAGCCTCTGAAGGTACTTTTGGAACACAGTTCTTAAGCAGTAATGATTATTTAGTTTTAAAAATTGAAGCAGACGCTTCTTGGACAGGTTATATCGACTCTATTAGCCTGAGTTGGGCGTAAAATGGCTTTTAATAGTGCAACAGAGAGAGATTTAGCGCTTAAGAAGATTGTAGGGAAGGCACATACTTCTCCTGCTAAGGAAATAGCAAACGAATCTCTGACTAGCGGATTAACAATATCGTCACAGACAGTATTCGGACAACCTATACCTGACACGCCCAACAAGGCAGATTTTTATAAGATCACAGGGGATGCAGTTGAGTATTTGAAGATGCCTGTAGTGTTTATTCCAGGTACTGATACTGATAGTGGTCGCCACAGCTTTGCAGTTAAACTACCTGATGATTATGAGTCAAATTCAAATAACCCCAAGGCAGGAATCGCTCCTTTTGTAAACGGACAGGTGATTCATCAATCTCTGGGATCCTTACAGCTAGTCCCCACAAGCTTCGGCTCTGATTATGAGGCAGTACCCTACTACGGAAGTGAGTCAGCAGGATTAGACAGAATTTATCCGCTTGACGAAAGAGATTGGTCACTCGATTATTTCAATGGAGTCTTTTTTCAGCAAGATCCCCCAGGTGTCGGAGATCATTCACAAAACCCAACATATGTCAGTGCCTTTGTCTACATTGGAGACACCCTCGACGCAGTAATTAACGGATTGTCCGAAGGCGGCGGAGGCGGAGGTTCTGTCGTAGACGGTAGTTTTATTACTATCGAATCCGAAGAGGGCATGTCTAAAGAAAGAAAACTGTCAATTGGCACAGGGTTGTCAGGTAACGACGGAGGAGAAAACTCAAGCTTCCAGATTGAAGTCGATCCCTCTGTTGTTGCGATTCTTGCAGGATCTACTTTTACAGGTGACGTCTCGTTTAACCAGGGATTGTCTGGTTCATTGCAAAACCTGCAAGATGGTAGTTCATATCTTGTAGCTGGGAATAACATCCAGATTCAATCTGGATCCTCTGGCCAGGTAACGATATCAACAACAGCGACAGAAGGAAATACAGGTTTCACAACTCTCGTGTTAGGTTCTGAAACTCTTGAGGCTTCAACGTCTGAGGATATCACTTTTGTAGCTGGCGAAGGAATGCAGATAAATACTGATTCTTCAACTAATACGCTGACTTTTAATACCGTTGAAAGCACTATGACAGAAGTTATAAAAGTCGGTAACTCGAAAGAAGAAGTTTTGACAGCTGCGTCACCTGAGACTTTGCTTCCATTTATATTGACAGGCACACCCGTTCCGGCAAGCTCTTTGGCTGTTTATGTTAACGGCGTGCGTCTTTCTCCAGCAGTTGATTTTACTTACGCATCCACAACAAAAACTGTTACACTGCTTGGCAATCACAATATTGACAGCATGATAGTTGCAACTTACAACGAAGAAGTTGGCGGTACTATTGATGAGAACGATCCTAGGCTCACAGACGATCGAACCACCTCAGGAATTAGAACTGCAACGACTGTCGTAAAAACTTCAGATTCCTCCTCTCCTTCTGAGGGTCAAGTTCTCGTTGCGAATAGCTCAACTCAAGCTGAGTGGAACGATCTGTTAATTTTTAACGAAGTACCTACAGGCACGAAAGATGATACAAACCAGGACTTCACGCTTTCTAGGCAGCCGATGAATGAAAATGATATCATGGTTTTTGTAAATGGACTTCTTCAAAAAAAAGGCTCCGATGAAGATTTTACTCTCTCAGGAGATACGCTGACGTTTGCTGTTCCCCCGAACGAAGTCGACTTGATTTTAGTGACTTATCGACCAAATTATTCTTAAAAAAATATTCCAGCCCTCATACTTAATTTTGACTCATTCGCGTTGTTGAAAACATTCAAACTGAGGGAACTTAATGTCAAATAAAATTTATAAGACAAACGATCTTATTCTTGCGTCCTACTTGAAGCACAAAGGGATCGCACTTGACTCTTATCAAAAAGATGCAAAAGGACGCGTGACCTTTCAATTTAACGTTTCAGACGAGGACGTTGAGAACCTTGTCGTGCAATATCTGAACTCTGAGGAGAGAGCATTCTATGACGAACTAAAAGCTCTAAAGCGGCTCACGTGAGCTCAAGCCCTCGGCAGCCGCTAAAAATGCCGGGGCAAAAATAGAAATGCACATATAAAACAGATATAAAAATTCAAATTCAAATGCCACATGCACATGCAAATGCAGACCGCTATAAGTGTCTGTTAGGCGGTGTAGCGCAGTGTTACACACGTCAGGACCAAACGCGGCTATTAACGCCATATTTCATAATTTAGGAGAAAATATAATGGCAACTAGAAAATTAACCCGTTCCCTTGACTTGTCTCAAGCAAGAGGCGGTGCACAAGCGGTAGCAGTATCTGGTGGTACACGCATCGATGCAACTCAGCTTGGTGTTAAGATCGGTGACAACATGTTCGATCTGTACGACGTGCTTGACGCGCTGGATTTCCAATCCGCTGATGCGCTTCAGTCTGAAGCCACCCGCGCGCAGGCAGCTGAAGCAGCGATCGTTGCAGACCTTGATGCTGAAGTTACTCGTGCGAAGGCATCTGAAGGCGTAATCTCTGACGCTCTTGCAGCAGTCT